GAAGAGTTTTTATCAGATAAGAAAGACGGATATCTTAGTGTTGGTAGTGTTTTAAAATACATTAGAATCCAACTCCTTGTGGTGACTTTTCATAATCATCAAAGTAAATAGGTTCAATTTCCTTAAATTGAAGATCAAGTTGCATTGAGATTGGTGTAGCATCATCATATGTTGCATATACACCCTCACCAGTATAGTTCACAGAGACATTAGTAAGAAAGCACTGTTTAAATTTATTTAAGAATGGATGATCACTGTTTCCTTTTCTATATCTTAATTCAAATAGGTTAGGTGTCTTCATGAACACAGCACTACCACCGATTGTATCGCCACCAGTTTTTGGTGCCATATTTTGTTTAAATGATCTAATAATTAATTTACATTGTCTTGCCTCTTGAGCACTACGGGGTGTCATTTTAAATGAAAAACTGAAACTTCTTAAAGATGGGCCATTGAATAGTAATTCTAAGTTTGGATTGAATATCTGACCACTTGATCTTGCGAGAAGTTGTTCTGGAGAAACATTCGCACCAAATATTCCCATAGCAGAGGATGTCGCTTTTACAGTCAACCCCATTTTAGCAGCATCAATCAATGCATCAGTGTCTCCTGCAGTTAAATTTCCTCCAATATCACCTTTTATCTTTTCAAGTCCTTCCTCTGTGCTCAAATTTCCTAATGCCATCTGCACTGAAGTGGCACCAGATTTCATAACACCCATCATTGCACCGGCAGCAGCACCGGTGAGAGTGTTCATTTTACTTTCACCATAGTTAGCAGTGTTTCCATCTTTTATATCAGAGGGTATCTGTAAAATAATCGTACCCGTGTTCATCACTGACTTGGTTGCTAGTGATCCAGAACGTGTTTGACCCACACGATTATTTAATGTATTTCTTCCAAAACCTTTAGCACCTATAAGTTTCGCATTGTCTGAATTTCTGAAATACTCTTTAATATCGATTTGTAAATAATCTGTTGTTCCTGTCAACGCTTCCAAAGGGTATCTTAAGATACCACCACGTTTTTTAGATTGTGGAGGAGTACGAGGTGGTTGTGAAGTTACCTCACTATTTGAAACAGGATTTGGATTTTCAAATGTAGGTAATGGTTGATTATTTGTAATCGCAGCTTTTGCATTATTCTGATATTCATCAGATGCATAGTATAACTCTTGTTCTTTGTAATTAGGAGGGAAATTGACCATATATCTCTTTTTTTAACTATTTAGACGATATTTTCCAAAAGGTAATGCTTGAAGGTCTTTTATCTCTTGGGCAGTGACCTGATATACACCACCAACAACCTCATTGAAGGTATAACTTCTTGACTCACCCCAGTGAAAATTGACTCCAACAAATCCCCATGAGTATACATTTGTTACTGCGACCAGAGGGTTTTGATCGTATCTTATTCCAGAAGTTTTTGGTCTATACACAAATGTATAATAGTTACCAGCTTGTGGTGTACCACTTTCAGATAACAAATCAATTATTTCCACCATCAAATCATCAGGATCTTCAATCCCAATCAAATCATCTAATGCTGGTGCGATGCGACTCATTTGATTCCTAGTTCGTCCTCTGTCATCACCTTAAATTCATAAAGTCTATCTTTACAATACTCAGTGGCAGCTTTCCACTTTGCTTGATTCCGAGCATATTCATATGCTTCATATAGATAACTTTTTGTTTTTCTTTTTGGTTTAGTTGGAGGTTTTAATTGTTTTTTTGGTTTTACTTCAATAATATATTTCTTTATCTTACCTGTAGTTTCCTTTAACTTGACATAGAAGTCTGGGAAATATCTATGAATCTTTCTATCTACAGGAGATCTATATGGTATTGCAATCTCTTCACTTCCCCATTCAAGAATATTCTCATTCAAATCGCAGTAAACCATGAATTTTCTCTCCCATAGGGATCGATATATGATATTTGTATGGTTTCCTTTGTATTTTCTTGGGTATGTAGGAGAATATCTTCCCTTATATGACATAAATAGAATTATAATAAAGTCATATAGGTATTTAGTGTGAGTTTTATACAAAAAATCACAATGAATGATGCCAAAGTAAAATTTGGTAGTCTATCTTTGAATAATCAATATCAGGTTCACTTTGCAGGGTTTAATGGAAATGTGACAAGATATTTAAGGTTTGAAAAAAGAATTAATAACGCACAGGATTTTATCAGTCGTGAGGCTGGATTGCTTTGTAGTGATGCGTCACTACCTGCAAGTGCATTCGCCACAGCAGAAGTAAAGGATAACTTCATGGGAGTACCACAGGAGTTTGCACACTCTCGTTTGTATACTGATATAGATTTTACTTTTTATGTTGATGATGATTATACAATGTTGAATATTTTTGAAGGGTGGATGGATTATATTTCAAGTGGTGCGGAAAGAGAAGTCGCAGACTTTCAAAAACCATTTTATCGTAGAATGAGATATCCAGATACTTATAAGTGTGACACCATGTTTATAAGTAAGTTTGAAAAAAATGCTAAGAGGATACTAAGGTATCAGTTTATTAATGCTTTTCCTAAATCAATCACCCCACAACCAGTTCAATATGGCCCAGCAGACCTACTTAAAGTTAATGTAAGTTTCAACTATGATAGGTATATCGTTGCAAATAAGTTAGGTTTGTGATATACTACTAAATAAAACTACTGATTAGATAATTATGCCATTACCAAAGATTAATACTCCAACGTATGAATTGACTTTACCATCAAATAATAAAAAAATTAAGTATCGTCCATTTCTTGTTAGAGAAGAAAAAATATTGATTCTTGCATTAGAATCATCAGATGCCAAACAAATCTCAAGTTCCATAGTTGAGATTATGTCAGACTGTATTGAGACTAAAACCGTTGATATAACAAAGTTACCAAGTTTTGATATTGAATATTTGTTCTTAAATATCCGTGCTAAGTCAGTTGGTGAGACAGTAGATGTGATAATTACTTGTCCAGATGATAATAAAACAACAGTTGAAGCAACTATTAATATTGATGATATTAAAGTAAAGAAAACAAAAGGTCATAAGAATGTTGTCAAACTAGATGATACATATTCCATGAAATTGAAGTATCCATCAATGCAGCAATTTATTGATGCTAATTTTGACTCTGAACAAGAAATTAATTCTGTAAGTCAATCATTACAAATGCTATCAACCTGTATAGATATGATATATGATAATGAAGAAAGTTGGGATGCTGCTGATAGTACACCTGAAGAACTAAATGAATTTATTGAACAGTTGAACACTAAGCAGTTTAAAGAGGTTGAAACTTTTTTTGAAACTATGCCTAAGTTAGAGCATATTGTTGAAGTGACAAATCCCAAAACAGGGAAGGCAAGTAAGGTGAAATTGGAGGGACTGGCAAGTTTTTTCAACTAGGTATGGCTCATACAAACCTTGAGTCATACTATAAGGTAAACTTTGCTCTCATGCAACACCATAAATATTCTATAACTGAGATTGAAAACATGATGCCTTGGGAGAGAGATGTGTACGTCACTCTACTCAAACAATACATTGAAGAAGAGAATTTAAAGGCACAACAACGTAACATGTAACAGATGGCAAAGAAAGCACTGCCAAAGATAAAAACTACCAAGATGGGTGATCTTGAGGAGAAGGTAGATAGTGCACCGAAAAAAAGAGGAAGACCAAAGAAGATGCAGACAGCTGCAGAGGTTGAGGCAGCCATAAATCTTAAAGAGTTTCAGAAGTCTGAAGCAAAATTAAAGAAAGAAAAAGAAAAGACAGTTAGTGCAAGAAAACTTTTCAAAACATTAGAAGTTGATATACAAGCAGCAAACGTATCCCTTTCAGAGATAGGTGGTATTTTGAAGGCAGACTTCGCTGCCCGTATTGATCAAGAGAAGGCAGAGATAGCATTATTGCAACAGGAATCAAGTAAGGCAAAAATAAAAGCAGAAGAGAAGCAAGTAGAAAGTAAAAATTTAGGAGATAAGATAAAGGGTCAGGCAGCAAAAGCAGTGTCTCCAATAATGAGTTTTCAAGATAAGTTAATAGAAGCTGCTACTTTTATCGTAGGTGGATTTTTAGGAAATGCAGTTTTTGAATTTATTAAGAGTGATACATTTAAAAATGCGTGGAGAGGTTTTACTAAGTTCATAATCAAAGGAACGATGTTTATCGGTAAGACGTTGACAGCATTTCTTGGTTTCTTTTCATTAAAGAATCTTGGTAAACTATTCAAAAAAGGTGCAAAATTTTTAACAAGTCTTCCTAAAAAAGCGGGTAATTTCATTAAAAGTTTAAAAGGTTTACCAAAGGCATTAAAAAATGTCTTTAAGGGTATTGGTGCTAAGTTAAAGAGTGTAGGTGCAAAGGCAGCGGAAATATTTAAAACTATAGGTAATATAATTAAAAAGGTTAAAAACTTCTTAAAGGGTGGTGTAGGAAAGGTATTGGGTCTTGGAAAAAATATATTCAAGGCTGGAAAAAACTTTGTCAAATCAGGATTCAAAGGACTTAAAACTGTAGGAAAGAATATTGGTAAAAGTGTTGGTAAGAGTGTAGGAAAGGGTGCTGGTAAATCAGTTCTGAAAAAGATACCTTTTGTTGGATTGGGACTTGGTGCAGCATTTGCTGTTGACAGATTAAGGAAGGGTGATTGGGGTGGTGCACTGATGGAACTAGGATCTGGTGCAGCATCTATGATTCCGGGTGTGGGTACTGCTGTTTCTACTGCGATTGATGTAGGACTTATTGCGAAAGACATAGGTGATGCAAAAGCAGAACAGGAACAAGGAGAAGTCACTGAAGCAAAAGTTGGTAAACGTGTAACTAAGGGTAATAAAGTTATAGTCGGTGAAAGTGGGCCTGAAATGTTAGAGATGCCATTTACAGGTACAATCAAACACAACACAGAGACAACAAATATGTTGAAGGATGAGGCAGGAACTGGTGGTGGTGTGACAGTTATAAATGATAATCCTGATCCTATCATGACAAGTCCACCCCCTGTCGGCACTGATAAGGATGAGGTTGCAAACCCATCTGAATTTATTTCGTCCGTAAATAAACTAAATGATTATATGAGAACAACCCCTGATGTACTAGGTATGACAGTATGACAAAAACAGTAGATGCAGATAAAATAGGGAGTAAAAATCTCAAACTAAACGCTGATAATATAAAGAGTGTTCTTGTAAAAAACACTAAGATAATGAGTCGCCTTAAGACATTTAAGGCAAAAACAATATTCAAACAAAAAGAAGCAAAAAAAATTGCTGCTGAAGAGAAGGCACTTGAATTATCAAAACCAAAGAAAAAAATAGATCCTAAGAAATCTCCTTTGGCTGGTAGAAGTTTATTAGATAAATTACTAGAAGCATCTGTATTTTATGTCATTGGTGGGTTGGCAAATGTTTACGGGGAATTGATTAAAAATTTCAAAGAACCCATAGCCAAAATTGGTGAAGTTCTAGAGAATTTTTCAAAGGGGTATTTTGCAATACTAGCGAAAATCAGAGAATTCTTTGGTGGTGAAAAAAGCAAAATTGAACAGGATATGGCAACGGTGGATGCGAAATCTGCCGAACTTCAGATAGATAAAGATGAATCTGATGCTCTCGCAGAACAGGGTCTTTCAGAATATGATACAGCACAAGCAGATCTAGATGCTCTTAATCCTCAAGAAATCGATGAAGCTGTAGGTGAGTTAAAAGATGATGAAGAAGAGGAGGGGGGAGAACTTGAAGAAGCAGAAGAAGGTGGTGAAGCGACTGAAGCTGAGGTAGAAGGTGGTGAAGTAGAGGACGGATCAGATCTTGGTGAGGTAGATAGTGAAACAGAGGAGGAAACAGAGGAAGGTGTGGTAGAAGGTATGCAGGAAAATCCTGATGTCCCTAAAATGAACGAGGGTGGAGAGTCTGGTAAAGCAGGTAATGGTGGAAGCAATATTAAAGATAGTATTCCAACATTATTAACTCCCGGTGAATTTGTATTAAAACGTAAGATAGCGGAAGCGATAGGTTACGATAGATTGAATGAAATAAATGCTTTCCAACCCGGATCAGTGTCACAGAAAAAACTTGATGATATTAGCATGTTAAATACTAAAGTAGGAAATAAAAAAGACACTGTTATTATTAATAGGACACAAGTAGTCAACACACCAACACCAGTACAAGTCTAATGTCAGCAGGCCCAGCAATATCACCAGCAAGATATAATAAGATTGAACTCAAAAAGGAGGGAAAGGATCCGATTGAGTTGAATACCGGAACTATTTCGGTAAATTATTATGAGAGTTTGTATTCACCAACCGTGACAGCAGTGATTACATTTGTAGATGCTGGTGGAAATATAGAAGATGAAAAAACTGGTGCACTCAAAAGTATTAAAGAAGCACTTCCTCTAGAAGGAAATGAAGATTTGACTTTTAAAATAACCACTAAAACTGGTGAACTAGATTTCACTAAAAAAGAGAATATATTTAAAGTAAATAGATGCCCTGTGATATCAAGAGAGGCAAATCGTCATGTTGTGATGTTAGATCTTATTAGTATACAGGAAAAGAGTAATGATGACTTACCAATCTTTGATAAGTTCAAAGGAAAAATAAGTGATACAGTAAAAAAATTATTAACTGAAAAACTAGAAATAACTCAGGATAAGGTGGAGGTTGATGAGACAGAAAATAGTTATAACTTTACTGGTAGAGGTAGAGGTGTTTTAAATATTATTCGTGAATTATGTAAAAGATCAATCCCACCCAATGGTGATGCAGGATATTTTTTCTATCAAACAAAGTCAGCTTTTAAGTATAAAGCAATTGATGAACTTATTAAACAAGAACCAAAGACAAAGGTGTTTTATACAGGTGCACTTAAATCTGACATGGAAACACAGTCAGAGGCTAATGATTTTAAAATATTAACTGAACCTCAATTCACAAAAGATCAGGATGTACAGAAAGCATTGAAGTCTGGAACATATCGTAGTCGTAATGTTTTCTTTGATCCTTATACATTTATAGTAAGTGAAGTTATTTACGATATATCTAAAAATGGTGTAAAGGAAGTATTAGGAGATCCACCACCATTTGCAGATGATGTGAAGAGTTTTACTAAAACTAATCATCATATTTTAGATAGAGGGAGTTTAGAAGGAGATCCATCATTATCAATCAATAATACTCCGGAAAAGTGGCAAGCAACGTCTGTCATGAGATATAATTTACTTCATGCTTATATTTGTAACATACAGATACCTTGTAATGTTGAACTAGAGGCAGGTGATTTGATAGAAATAGAATTAGAATCTGTAAGTGATCAAAAGGAACTCGGTCAATTTGATGAAACACAAAGTGGTAAGTACATTATTTTACATTTATGTCATCACTTTGATGAAAAAAGATCGATCACTTCACTTACACTCGTAAGAGACACGTATGGTAGGAGGAGAAAATGAGGTACGAAGAAACTAATTTTTTTGGCGATGGTTTAAAATTTTGGATAGGTAAAGTCGTATCTAAAAAGGCACAAAAATCACAACTAGACGGAAAGGGATGGGGTTGGAGATATAAAGTTCGTATATTTGGAACTTATTCTGAAAATGATAACGTTCCTGATGATCAAGTACATAATGCCACAGTTTTGTTTGGTGTAACAGATGGATCAGGATTTGCTGGTAGACTCAAATCATGTAAGATAGCACAACACGATCTTGTGTTTGGATTTTTTATGGCTGAAGATGAATGTTATCCGGTGATTATTGGATTACTTTCACCTACAAAGGCATACAATAAATTTGTTGAGAAAAAAATGAACGGTGGATCTGGTTTTACGGAAACAACAACTGAAACACAAAACGGAAAACAGGAATTTAGTGAACAGAATCAGATTAACACTGCATCAGTCAATGCAAATAATGAAAATAAAGTTGGGTCTGGTGAGGGAAGAGAGGTGCAAGAAAATTTAATAAATTCTCAACTTGGTGATGATATTGATAATCAACAAACAAACTCCATCCCAAATCCATTAGGATTTCAAAATTTTAATTTTAGTGGTTTTTCACAAGGTGCGATACAAAGCATGGTTGGAGAGGCAGAGAGTTTTACAAATAGTATAAAAAATGATATTCCGCAGTCAGGTGATGTTATAAAACAAGAAGCACCCCTTATAGAACTTAAAGAAACACCAAAAAGATTGACACCAAATGTAAACAATATTCAGACTGGTACTTACCTACACAATAATGATACTGCAACAATTACAAAAACTGGATCGAAGGATGGAATAGTTGGTCATGGTTTATCTATTACAGATACAGTAAAGGCAACTTGGAATAATGATTTCGGTAGTTTTTATCCAGTAAAATCTATAGTGGATTCAAAGACTTTTACTGTCTCCATTTCATCTTTAAGTGCTGCTGGTATTGTCTCATTTACAAAAACAGGGTCAGCTGGAATAACCACCAGTTTTAGTCTCCTTGATTTAACGTCAGGAGATTTAAAAGGGCTCAAAGGTTTCTAATAAATAAAGTATGGCTAACGAATTTTTACCACTTGACAGCGAAAGATTTGCTGATGCGTTCACTGCATCACCAATTCCTGACGAATTATCACAAGAGCAGAAAAACTTTTTCTCTCAAATGATTAAAGACAATCCTGATGGATTTTCTGAAGAGATAAGTCTATTGAAGGAAAATTTCCCCTCTGATTTTGGTGATATCAACCCATTTGATCCATCACAAGTCAGTGCCTTTTCTGGTAGTCAATTTAATGATTACTTGAGAAGAGCAAATTCATATAATGATATCTTAGCCCTTGATTTGCCATCTTTATCTGATACGTCAGGTACACGCATAGTTCTTCCGGATGGTGAGTCTGACAAATTTATGGAAAAGGTCGATGCGAAGATGAAGAACTACTTTCAAAAAGTTAATAACGTGGCAGATTTTACAACAAATCTTCCCGGTGAATTGCAAAAACTTACAAAATCAATAGGTTCTGCTTCTAGTACATTTATTGGTAGGATCTCCAATGCTCTACAAGATAGTCTAGTTAAGTTTATTGACGGAGGTATGTCAAAATTATCAGATTTCCTTTTTGCTACAAATCCACTTGCCAAAGTTGCCATGAGTAAGATTAAATCATTTCAGGGTGATATGATTGGCCCAGTTGGAAAACTCTTCAGTGGCATGGAATGTTTGACATCTAAAGTTACCAGTGCGATGGGTGGTGTTATTAAGGACATGCTTACTGGTATGACTAAAAATATGATCAATGCTCCTGTTTGTGCAGTCCAACAATTTATTGGTGGATTAACAAATAAGATTAGTGACACCATATCATCTGTAGTTCAACCATTACTTTCACCTATCTTAGGTATACTTGGCCCAATAGGAGCAGCTTTCAATGTAAAGGAAGCTATTCTAGGTGGTATTGATTTTATGAAGAAAGCAGGTGATCTTTTCAAGTGTGCACCACCTGCTAAACAAACTTCATCTTCATTGTATGTTATTGATGGTGGCCCTAAAAAAGATAAGACACAAGGTGAAAGTCAAGCACTTATCGATCAAGCA